ATGCTTTCGATAATTTCGGTAAGCGAACCACCGGGCGATGTAACTCTCAGGTCGGAATCTTGTGGAAGATATAACAGTTTATCCACTCCAATCTCTACACGAGATGCATCGTCGATATTCGTAAGATACTTGATCCCCATCGCTCCATACCGTGTACAAAGTTGCAGCTCATGCATGGCCACTGAGGTGGCTAGATCACATGTTACGACATCCATTGCACCACTTCCCGCGTAAAAATCTCGTATAGGCGGGTAGCGATGGCAAAAGGTAATCGGCAATACACCATAAGGGTTGCGATCTTGCTCATTAACAGATATTTTTTCTCCATGTTGGTCCACCAAATAGTGCATTCCGGCTCCAGCTGGTGTATCTTTAGTCCACACCGCGTGAACTGGAGTGTCCAGCCGTGCATTGCCTTGGTATTCTATCGGATATGTTACTCCAACTGGTTCATCACGGCTATCCCCCGCTACAAAAAGCGGAGTAAAATGACTTAGCACTTGATATTTTACTTTTCCAACGTTTTCATCCCAGTAACTGCGAAATGCCATTGTGCCAAGTAAAAACGTCAAACGCTCTAACAAACGTCGCTGTGCCTGTAAGTTTGCTAGGTCTACTAATTCTTTGTAGCGATCATCGACACGTAATCGAGGTGAGCGCATATACGTCATGGCAACTAATGAAGCGACACGCTTGGTAATATTGCCTTGCATGATGGGGACTTGACGAAGTGTTTCTCGACTAAAATAATCCCCAACATAGTGGTCGATGTTTATACCTTCGTAAAAATCAAGCATAAAGTCGCGCTCTTTTGTGCGCTCATCTTCAATGTAACCTAAATGCTCTTTGAGAGACTCTTGAATTGCGTTTTCAGATAGACTTTGTAATATTACCACTCGATTATGCCAGCTGTTCTACTTTTAATAGGAAATAAGTTTACAAGAATAAATCCCAAACAATCGTTTATGTGGTCATTCACACCATCTTTAAGTGGGACTTCGCGTAGTTGCTGGTCTTCCTTGTGTGTCGGATAGCGATAGTTTTCATAACTACTGATCGATTTCTTGCAACGTTCAGCTACAAAAAAATGTGTGTCGCCATTGGCATCTTCAAACCAGCGTCGCATATGACTAATGCGATTGACCACATCACGGCTCTGCTTGTCCTTTCTACTGCGGATCCGGATTCCGTATTGGCGGGCAAACACTTGAAAATCTGAAATTCCTGTCTGAAGATTAGAACCCGCTCCCGCTGGGTCGCCAAAATACGCAGTAATTGGATATGGCAATCCTTTAATCAGTTTAGCCAGATCTTCCGTTTTGCTGTTTTCTAAAAATATTTCGTCTATCTGGTACAGATCTGATAGCTTGTCGGGGTAGTTTTTACACTGGAGTACCACTGCACAGGATGTCCTGTAACCAAAATCAATTCCCACATAGGTGGGTAGCTCCGGGTTGTACTTGAGTCTTTTTTTAACTTGGGTAAAGCGATCGAAGTTGAATACAGCTCCCGCAAATGAGACAAATTCAGCTCCGATTTCTTGTAGAAATGTTTCACGAGTTAATGTCCTTTTTAGTTGTTCAATGTCATCTTTAAAAAATGGCGACTCCCAGCTAGGTACTTGCCAGCTTTCCCAATCTGGGTGCTTTTTGCTTTGCCCCATTTCGTATAGTTTATAAAAATAATTGTAGGATCTGGGAGTAGAGCAGAATAACGCCCAACCTTGCCTATCTGCTAAGGTAGGCCTTAAAAACATTTCATATGTCTGACGGCTGATTAAGGCCATCTCATCTATAACTAAGTAATCGATACCTTCACCGATCAAACTCTCAGGTGAATCCGCAGATTTTACTGCTAATTCTGAGTTTAGACCGGATAGGCGCATAAAGTATAAGTCGCCATTGACTTCCTTTTTGCTTTCTAGTGGTAGTTTTAGTTCACGAATAACAATTCGCTTGACCTCTCTAGCTACTTTTTGACCCAGATTGTAACTAGGAGCTACAATCCAGCCACGCGTGTTGGGTGTTAAGAGCCAAGGTATGATTTCATGGGCCGCTAAATATGATTTGCCACTACGTCTGCCAAGATTTGCGACGCGAAATCTTTTTTTACTATTATGTATTCGCCGTTGGTGTGGTGTCGGGTGATACCCCAAGAGCTGCCAGAGCTTCTCTCTGTTGATTATCTGCTTGATCAATTGGATTATCCTCAAAGCCGCACTCTTTGAGTACGCTTTCGATGTTTCCAGTTAGGTCTACTGCGGTCTTGTCGCTCATGCCAAGAAAATTTTTAGCAAGGAAGATGCTCGCACTGGTGTTTTGGTCCTCAAGGCTCATTTTTATTAAATTTTTTCTCAAAGAAAGCTTGAGTTCTTCTCTTCCGCCTTCGTATTCTGCGCGGAATCGCTTGCGTATTACGCTTTCGCTGCACTGGTAGTATTTACCAATGTCGTTGTAGGAGCAACCAAAGCTCGCAAGCATGCGAACCTTCTCTCCATCTATATCGTATTTAACACCCATCATTATTACCATCGTTAGTTGACATAAACGCCTTGTTGCACTTGGCAAGGCATCGTCGCCAGTATGTTTTGGCACTGGATACGCTGATCTCCAATGCGTCTGCAATTACAGGAAAGGTGTGTTGCAGTGTGCGTAGCTCAAATACAGCTAACTCACGTTCACTAAGCTTGTCATAAATGTCGTGAGCGCTGATCTGTAACCAGCGATCCTCTGGCGGGATTAGGCCACTGCGAAAAACTGCAAGTTTGGCGGCGTATTCTTCGCTTTGAACTATAGCATCTGATAGTATGTCGGCATCCGCATCTGATAAGTTATGCCATTGTTTGTCCATACAAGCTACAGAAAATACACACGGCAAGTGTTGACAAAAAAGGCTAAAAAAAAATTTATGAGACACTAGCACGAATGGGTTGCGCTGGCCTTAGTGTACCGCAAAAAAAGTGTAACAATATAAGACGGTGGATAGTTTATCCAAGGGTCTCCCGACGTGAAATTCTTAGCTGGTTGCAAATGGTTGCAAATTATTGCAAGCGGACCGGGTCCGCCGTTCTAATTCTTTTTGATTTGGTCGGCGCCGTGTTGTTGTTGTTTTGGGTGTTGACAAATAAACAACAATACTATACATTTAAGCAACAAATAACTATAAAAGGATAGACATGAAAAAAACATATTACATACTAGCAATTAACTACGGTTACGGTTACGGCGTGGAATTTGGCGCGTATTCAATAAATGAAATATTAGACTTTAAATATGATGTATTGAAGGAATGTGAATTACCGCTACCATTAACGAAGACCATTAAAACAATTGATGACCAGCGCGCGATTAACGCAGCTATTAACAAACTAAATAAAAAAGGATAGACATGAAAACAATACAAATGGACGCGCCTAAATGGCGCACGGTCTTACAATGGATGGCCGCAATAATAGACACGCACTCAAAAGTGAGTTTTAACCGTGAAAACGTAAACGGTCAAATACCTTCTAAGGGCGTTTACAATGTATTAGAAGACATGGCCAAAGCTGCGGATGCTGCGAAGGAATTACAAAAAGAAAACCAGCGTTTAAAAGCAAAATTAAATATGCTGGTCAAGTTTGAATTACAATTAAAAAATAAAGGATAGACATGAAAACACGGAAGACAACAAACCAAACCATGAACCGCGCATTCATCACCGCGCAGTTAACAACGATAGCACGCGATAACTTCAAACCCGCGGCGATCATACAACCATTATTAAACATCATCGCCCGCGCTTATGAGATCAAAAAACCGGCGTGGGAAGCTGGCGCAGTTAAAATACTAGACTGGCTTAAAGCACCAATTAAAGACGCGATCATTACGCCGTTTTCGATGTTCGCATTTAAAAACGCTAAGCTTCCTTTTTTAAGCTGGTCAACTTTACCCGGTTTCAATTGTCCCGGCGCGCTAGAATGTTGGTTAGCTGCTAAGGGTTTTTGTTATAGTCTTAAGGCGTGGCGCTACCCGGCGCCATTGTTTAGGCAGCTACAAAATACGCTAATAGAGCGCTCACCAGCTTACCGCGGATTGATACACGCTGAATTAAAAAACTTGCTGAATACGCGTAAATTTCGCGGCCAGAATGTACCGTTTAGATTATACGTAGATGGTGATTTTAGCAGCTTGCAAAGTTTGCGTTTTTGGATGGATACGCTAAAGAAGTTTCCACAGCTAAAAGCGTACGGATATAGCAAGTCTTTGCACCTATTTAAAGAGTTAGACGAAACCGGATATACATGGCCAGCAAACTACGCGCTCAATTTATCCAGCGGCGGCATGTATCAAAACGGCCCGGTTTTTGATTATGTTAGTAAAATGCATATAACACGCGGCGAGTTTATCGCGGTCAACACAACAAAAGACACGCTCAAAGCATGGAAAAAAAACGCATTAACGCCGCAAATGCGCCGCGATATAAAGCAGCAAGTAAATTCAAAAAAGACGTTCATATGTCCGGGTAAGTGCGGGGAATGTACGCTTATTAAAGAAAACCCGCACGCGTGCGGTAACATAGAGCGTTTTAAAGACGTTAAAATATTAATACCAATTCATTAAAAAGGTTAGAACATGAAAAAAGATAAAAAAACATTTAACAATTATTACGAAGTTATTGAAGTAACAAACAATTGGCTGCGCAGTTTAAAACGCTTTAAAAAATTAAATAGCTGGCTGGTATGTAATGGTATTTTATACAGTGTTTTAGGTATGATTTACGGCGTTTCACCATCTAAAAAAGCGGCTAGAAGTTTACTGCTAGAAGCTGTTAAACATTTTGAGCAAGAAAATCAGCTTAACAACTAAATGAAAATAGTACTCTATTTAATAGAGCTTAAATGGCTGTTCTACATTGCGTATTTTGCCGCGCTGTTTTGGTACGTTAACAAAAAATACCCGCTTAAAGAATAGCAAAAAAGACCCGGTTTAGGCCGGGTTTTTTTTATGCATATAAAGACCCGCCGCGACCATAGATCGCGCCGTATTCACTCAATAAAGCACTATAAAAAACAGCATAGCCGCAAACATTCCGTAAAATGGCCACAAAACGCCGTTTTTACGCATGAATTCCCGCCGGCGATATATGCGCCGCCCCTCGATAAAATACGCGTTTTTTGGTGCTATATAGTACCAGATACTAGGATTTGATGCGCTGTTTTGACCTAGCTCGCATTGCTTGCGTCCGGATCCGCGCTAAGCTCGCTAAAATATAGCCTGTTTTCGCGTGTTTTTTGGCCTTGCTTTGGGTTTGCTTTGACTGCGTTTTTTTGCTTGTTTTTGGCGTGTTTTTTTGCTGGTTTTTTAGGTGTCTCAAAATGTTACCTCGGATTTTTGGATTTTTGCTTTTTGGGTCCATTTTTGGTCCAAAACCTTTTCCGGCACTACATTTTAATATTTCAGCTGTAGGATTTTTATATTTTAGCTGGTCCGAATTTTTTTATCATACGGTTACGCCACGCCAATCTGTCACGCCCATTCATTTTAACAAAACAACTTTTTAAATTGGCGATATTGGTGTCATGGTAGTAGCCAATAATATAATTACAATATGTAACATTTTCACGCTCAGTAGCAAAACTACACGATTTATCGTAATTATGCGAAAGTGGGCATTTATGGTAAAAAAACACCGCACACCCCCAGAATGTAAAAAATGTAAAAAATGTAAAAAAGATTGACGTGAAGGTAGTAAAGAATTTGCGTAAGTAGGTAAAATGGTTTTTTACCTTTTTTACCTTTTTTACCTTTCCACTGCATGCGCTAATCCAAAAAACTTTCCAATTCGTTAGCGCATTTTACGTAGTGACCCTTTTCAATCTTAGCTATATATCCCATATTTGTAAGTTTATCTAACCACTTATATACACTTCTAGTACTGGTAATATTTAGCACTTCTTTCAGCGCATCTTGCATCTGCTTATATGTAAAATTGTCACCTTCCGTTTCTAATTCTTTCAATATTCTTTCTTCCGTATTCTCTTCCGGGTCTGTGTACCAATACGCCTCATTTTTTGGTAGTGGCTTTTTATACTGAAAGTACAGCTCCTCATCTTCCGTATGTAAAAAGATCCCCAACGGTACTTCGTGAAACTCGTTCTCGGTCCGTATCTTTGTAATTTTAAACACCTTCAGTTGGTTATGCCTTCCAGTATTGGCCACTTGCACTAAGTTATCTAAGAAGTTCACAAAGTACGATCCCCCATATACCATAGAATGCTCCAGTGGACGTTTCTCTTCCAGTTTCTTATGGTGGCTTACCATCATAAACGCGCATTTATATTCTTTCCGTAGCTGGTCAATCCTACTCATCAACTGCGTAAGCTCATCATTTTTAGCAATGTTTGCTGCACCTGACGAATATAAGTTATCAACCACAACCACATCATACGGCGGATCCGCTGCCATAAGGTTGCCTTCGATCGCATTGTACTGGTCCGTAAATATTTTAATATTTTCAACGGATGTGATTCTCAGGTTTTCCTTGTACTTACTATAATGCTGTGGATATTGGCCCAACATCGCTTTCGCACATTTCTCAATACGGTTAGACATGTGAGCGTCCATCATTTCAAACTGGACCAACAGCACACGCCTTGGCCGTGGTACATTAAAGGTTAAAAACGGCACGCCCATAGCCACGCACATGGCAAACTGCAACGCCAATATTGATTTGCCTACGTTGGATTGGCCTGAGATGCTAGACGTGCCATTTTCTAAAAGTATTTCATCACAAATCTGCACTACCTCACGTTGTAGCTCATTTACAAATGACTCTGGATCGTACTCTACCAGACCTCCAAAGTCCTGTGCAGCTCCACCATATACAGGCAATCGATCGATCAAGCTATACAAGTCATTGGCAGTATACCCATCCACAAAGTAGTCTGTAAGGTCGTATTTATCGCGCTTCCCGGTCCACTTTAATATTTTAAGACGCCGGGATTTATTCTGTTTATACAACGCCTTCGCTACCTTTACTGCCCCAGCTTCTCCAACTTCATCATTATCATAGCAAATAACAATATTTGTAAACTCTTTCAACGATTCAATATTGTGGGGCAGTGCGCCAGCACCCGAGGTAAATGTTATGGCTGGCGCACCGTTTGCGTTCGCTGTGATGGCGTCTTTTTCACCCTCACAGAGGAGCAGCGTGCTAGTTGTTTGTAGTTGTGGTAGCACGCCAATAGGATAAATTGCACATTCTTTCTGGCCGTACTGCGGACCCTTATGATGTTTATAATGATTTTCGCTAATCTCAAAAACCAACTGCACAGTTTCATTTTTATTTAAAGCACCTACCCCATACATATCATCTTTTGCAGCCTCTGGCCAAGGTAGTTGAAGATCACTTACCACTACTTCAAAATGCTCCAAAAAAATGGACCTAGCTTTATCAAAATCAGCATCCTTACGCGCTTTATCACCTATCACAAACAGCGGTGTACGCGTATTTACTAAAGCAACTGGATCTTCAATACCATTATAAAATTTATTTTTAAATCGCCACTTTTTTCTACAACGATAACATTTTGCAAACTCCACATAAATTGCAACAGAAAAGTCGTTAGTTTCGCAAATAGGACAACGCGCACGATTCCCAGCGGAATTCGTGTGCGGAAACTCCGCCCTCAAATCTGATTTTTTAGATTATGGAGTGCTAATATTGCATCAAATATTTTTACACCAGCTTCAATCTTTTTCCTGTCAATCTTATGCTGGTGAAATTTTATCTCCTCTTTATCAAAACGCAACACCATGCCGTACGCAAAGTGTCTCCCCTCTTTTGCCCTTTCAAGCATATTAACGTACTTTGCTACCTGAATTTTATGTTCTTTATATAAAAAGCGTGACGATTTCCAATCAACTACAACTAAATCATCGCCAATTTTACCTACGCAATCAATCGTACCACCTATACGCTGTTCCTCGTCCACAACAACCATTTCACTAGCTAACGGTTTAAACTTTACCTTATTTGCCCATTCCAGATACCCACCAAAGCAAACCAGTGCCTTTTCAGTTTGATTACGCGTAAAATCGCCTGTATCGACATCAAAACCTCTTTGATGACCCTCAATTAATAAATGCAGTAACGTACCTATATCGCCTGCTTCTTTTAATACTGCATCTGCATCCTTACCGATCATTGTCTGGCGCTTTGCCCAGCTAATCAACGCCTGTTTATTCCAACCTAAGTGTTGGCCTATTAGCGTAGTAACGCTTGGTGCTTTTGTACCATCCTGTAAAATGTATTTTTGCCCATGCAAATCTAATTTCCCCATGTTGTCCTCTATGTTATTTTGTTATATTTTTTTACGCAAATATCTTTTATCAAACTGGTTAGGATTGCAAAGATAAATGCAGCTACTGCGCTAAAGAAAAACGCCATTGATAATACCAATGCATTAATGCACCATTCTGCAATATTAATTAGAAACATGCTCATCTCCCGGATCATGTGGACTAACCCATCTTGTTTTCTGTTTTAATAATTTGTTAAGCTTGTGATCTATAGCCATGATCATAATGACTAACTGGCGAAACTTTTTATATATGTACCACTTATGTAAATAGTAAAAAATCAAACCAAACACCACGATAAAACATGTGGTCCATACACCAGCTGCAATTGCGTGATCTGCCATTGTTTCTAAATAAATCTTAGTCATGTTTACACCTCGGGCATGTCTTTAGCTCTTTACCTAACCTTGGTATGTTACCCGGTGGATATATATTGTGGTCCCTTATATAAAAGCGCGGATTCACCTTTTCCCACGTACAGCGACATTTATCGCACGCTTTAATTTCTTTATCCACTATGATTTTTCTCCCGCGATTCTCTACTTGTAGCATTGATTACCTCTTTTATTTTACTTGTTATATCTTTTTCATTACCCTGTGCATCTAGATATGCACCAAAAAACACACTGCTATTTTTTCTACGCTTCATAAAATCTCGCATCTTATCGCAAAGATCTTCTAGCTCATACGCAGTGAATACGCAATCTTCCCATTCACCTTGATCATTATCGTAGTCTATACTTCCAGCGTAATAAGGTGTCACGAAAACTCCGGAAACGTCGCATAGCTATAAAACCATTTACGATGTTTAATTTGATTGTTTTTGCCTGTAGCTATAGCTAAAGTAAGATGATGGCTATTATCATAAGGCACGTACGCAATGATGTCTTTCGGCGCGAAATACACCGCTATAACATCCACTTTATTGGTATCTTTATATTTTGCAAGGTTAACTTCTATACTGGTACGTTTTTTCATTTCAGTAACGCACTTTACTTGCACACGTTGCATGCCACCATTTTGCAGCTCTACAATAAGATCAATTCCTGAGTCCACAACAGGCAAATACACATTATATTTTTGCAATAGCAGATCTTTTTGAACGGCTATCTCGCCTATCTTGCCAGTATGAATGCTATGCATTGCGCCAGAATGTTTTTAGCGGCTTTAACTGTGATGACTGAATAGTATACATATTGCCGTAGCCAGTGTCTTTTACATTCGATCTATGGATAAAATCTTCAGATGCGATACCACCAAGAATAGTACAATGCGGCAAATCAATATGTACCAGTACATATATATCTGCGTCGTATACTTTTTTCTTTAATGATTGCTGTAAAAATCCGGGATTATATGAAGTAGTTTTTACTTCTACCTTTTTACCCGCAACCATAAGGTCATAACCATTATAATGTGGCCCTACTGTTAGGTCTGGGTAACGGTTAAAATATTTAGCAACAGCGATTTCACCCGCCATGCCAGTTATGTCACGATCAAGCTTCTTGGCTTGAGTATTCGTCCCATTTTTGTGGTTCTGTAGAAGGCGATCCGCTCCGCTCATGCACGCCATCGACAGCTCCGTCTGGTTTAGTGTTATTTTCATGTGGTTCTTTTTTTAAACTGGTGTATAAAATCATGTAATTACAGACATCAATTGCCCTTGACATCACAGTTTCGTCACTTACTTGCACCCCGGTTTTCGCATCATTGCATATCGCATCAACATGCTTTAATACATAAACCATTAATGCTTGCTCTGGTGTAATACCAAGACGATCTGCAACATTTTTAAAATTGTATAAAACATCTTCATCGTGATTTGATATGCAATACTCAACGCGCTTTTTATCACTGACAGACATAGCAAGATCAAAGAAATCTTCTCTATGCTTTTTAAAATCTTTACTGTTCATCATTTTTCTTAAAGTTTTTTGGGTTTTCAATAAATCGCAGCACTTCATCAACAACATCCATAGCTATTTCGATGCGCTTCTCTTCACTCTTTACCTTATGTTGTTTTAGCACATTATCTACACTAGTGCTAACAATGTGAACTAAATTTGATTTTGCACTCATAAACTCTCCTAAATTTTGCGGGACCAAGGCTGCTACCACCCCAGCCGACCCTTGACCGTTTTTATTTACATTTCTGGTCCCGCTGTTTTGCACTGCGACATTGTCGGCATGTTTTGCTGGGAAGTCAACCAAACCACTTGTTTTCGAGACATTTGTCATTCCTATCTCAATCTCCCCAGCATAATTTTTATTAATTATGAAACACATTTTTCTAATAGTCTCTTAAATGTGCTTTCCTGTAATATGTATACCCAGTGTCCACGATCCTGACGTGTAGCCACTAAATCACAATTTTTAAACTGTAAATACGCGGGTAGCTTTTTGCGTCTTTTTACTTGAATTTTTAATTGCAAGTCCTCTGCAACATCTGCGACAATATCGACATCGCTTGCTTGCTGCATGCTCCTACCGTCACTACCCCATGACCGCATAGCGGAGATGTCAAGACCCTCAAACAATTGAA